ATGACAATTAATTTCCAAGGGGCAGACGGGCAGGCAGCAGAATTGCTGGCGGCCACAGAAGATATGTACCGCGACGCAGGCGTAGAGCTGGCGCGGGCGGTGAAGGCGGCCAAATCGGGCGTGCCAAGCGATGCTAAGGCCGCATTGCAGGCGGTACGCGATTTGAAGGCGGCGTTTCAACTGGCAATGGAAGAAGGGAATAAAATTGAAAGACTCCGCAAAGAGACAACGGCCGCTATTGGGGGCGACATCCTCGATCTTGACGCCGCACGGGATGAAATCGGGCGCAGGCTGGCTCGCCTCCGCGATGCCGGAGGGGGTGACTGAGTTTTTGGCAGGGTTAAGCGACAATGCGTTGTTGTCCTTGCCATGGATGTTTGAGTTTTGGGCGCTGCCGCACCAGTTGCCGCCTGAAGGGGCGTGGAAAAGCTGGGTGATTATGGGGGGGCGCGGGGCAGGCAAAACCCGCGCCGGGGCCGAATGGGTGCGCGCGCAGGTGGAAGGGGCGCGGCCCTGTGATGGGGGCCGCGCGCGCTGTGTGGCGTTGGTGGGGGAAACGGTGGACCAAGTGCGCGATGTGATGGTGTTTGGCGAGAGCGGGATTTTGGCTTGCTCGCCCCCTGACCGCCGCCCAAAATGGGAAGCAGGGCGTGAGCGGTTGGTGTGGGAGAACGGGGCGGAGGCGCGGGTCTATTCAGCCAGTAACCCCGAAAAGCTGCGGGGGCCACAGTTTGATGCAGCTTGGGTTGATGAGCTAGCGAAATGGCCCAATGCGCAGAATACTTGGGACATGCTGCAATTTGCGCTGCGGTTGGGGGACCATCCGCAGCAGGTGGTTACCACGACGCCGCGCAATGTGGAGGTGTTGAAGGCGGTGTTAAAGAACCCATCCACCGTGTCGACCCATGCGCCGACGCAGGCGAACCGGGCCAATCTGGCGGCGTCGTTTCTGGAGGAGGTTGAGCGGCGCTATGCTGGCACCGCGACGGGGCGGCAGGAACTGGAAGGCGTGCTGCTGGAAGAGGCCGAGGGCGCGATGTGGTCTTTGGCGCAGTTGGAGGGGGGGCGGGTAGAGCGCGCGCCAGCCCTGAGCCGGATTGTGGTGGCGGTGGACCCGCCGGTGACGGGGCATGCGGGATCGGATGAGTGCGGGATTATGGTTGTGGGGGCGGTGACCGAAGGGCCGCCGCAAACCTGGCGCGCCTATGTCCTGGAGGATGCGAGTGTCAAATCCGCCTCACCCGATGCGTGGGCGCGGGCGGTGATTGCGGCCGCGAACCGGCATCAGGCTGACCGGGTGGTTGCCGAGGTGAACCAAGGCGGGGATATGGTGGAAAGCATTATTCGCCAGATTGATCCGCTGGTGGCCTACCGCGCGGTGCGGGCGACGCGGGGCAAAACCGTGCGGGCCGAACCTGTGGCCGCACTTTATGAGCAAGGCCGGGTGCTGCATTTGCCGAACCTTGGCAAGCTAGAGGACCAAATGTGCCTGATGACCGGCACGGGGTTTCAGGGCAAGGGCAGCCCGGACCGGGTGGATGCCTTGGTTTGGGCGCTGACGGATTTGATTTTGGATGCCTCTGCCACATGGCAACGCCCCACCGTGCGCCCACTTTAACGCTTTTTAATCAAATTGCGTCAGATTTGGTTTCAAGCCGAGGGGCAAGGGCGCCTCTCGGACGGGGCCACCGAGACACCCCGACAAAAAGACAAAGGAGCTGACCCAGATGGTTTTCGATTTCCTGAAACGCGGCCCGGTTGCGGTGCCGGAACAAAAGGCATCGGCCGCGGGGCCGGTGATCAATTATTCCGGTTCGGGGCGGGTGGCGTGGAGCCCGCGTGACACGGTCAGCCTGACCAAGACCGGGTTTCTTGGCAATCCGATCGGGTTTCGTGCGGTGAAGCTGATTGCGGAAACCGCGGCCTCGATGCCATTGGTTTTGCAAGATTGTCTGCGCCGCTATGAGGTGCATCCGCTGCTGACGCTGGTGCGCAGGCCCAACTTGATGCAAGGCCGGGCTGAGCTGTTTGAGGCGCTTTATGGCCAGTTGTTGTTGTCAGGCAATGCCTACCTTGAGGCGGTGCAAGGGCCGGAATTGCTGCCCGCCGAATTGCACGTGCTGCGGTCGGACCGAATGAGCCTGATCCCCGGCGCGGATGGCTGGCCGGTGGCCTATGACTATACCGTAGGCAACCGCAAACACCGGTTTGATATGACAGGTGGGCTGACCCCGATTTGTCATATCCGCAATTTCCACCCGCAAGATGACCATTACGGGTTTTCGCCGATGCAAGCGGCGGCGGTGGCGCTGGATGTGCATGTTGCGGCTTCGCATTGGTCCAAAGCGTTGTTGGACAATGCGGCACGGCCCAGCGGGGCGATTGTTTACAAAGGGGTGGATGGACAATCGCAGCTGTCGACCGATCAATATGAGCGGTTGTTGGATGAGATGGCGTCGCATCATCAGGGTGCCAAGAACGCAGGTAGGCCGATGTTGCTGGAAGGCGGGCTTGATTGGAAGCCGATGGGGTTCAGCCCATCTGACATGGAGTTTCAGAAAACCAAAGAGGCGGCGGCGCGGGAAATCTCTATCGCCTTTGGGGTGCCGCCGATGCTGATGGGGATACCGGGGGATGCGACCTATGCCAATTACCAAGAGGCAAACCGGGCGTTTTTCAGGCTTACGGTGTTGCCTTTGGTTACCAAGGTGGCGGCGAACCTGTCGCATTGGTTGTCGAGTTTCAGCGGTGAGGAAGTGGAGCTGAAGCCCGATCTGGACCAAGTGCCGGCGCTGGCATCTGAACGTGACCAGCAATGGGCGCGGGTTAGCGGTGCCGATTTTCTGACGGCGGCGGAAAAGCGGGCGCTGTTGGGCCTGCCTGCGTTGAATGAGGATGGGACGGTTGCGGGCGCTTACGCCTCGGCTGGCAATGCATGAGCCCGCGCGGCAAAGAGGCCGGCGGCTCGCGCTATTTATACGACAGTTTTGATGCGGCCCAAGCGCGGATAGAGGCGAATGAGCGGGTGGCCCAAGAGCGTTGGACGGGGCTGGAATATCGGCTGGGCCAGATTGAAGGCACGCTAGAGCGGCTGGAGCGGCGGATCTGGCTGGGGGTTTACGGGGTTGCGGCGTTTCTGCTGGCGCAGGGGGCCGAGGCTGTTTTGAATGCGGCGATGAGGTAAGATTATGGGATATATGGATAATCACGGCGCGCCTGAGCGCAAGTATCATGCCCCGGAAGCCGGTTTGATTGTGACCGATGGCACGGTGATTGAGGGCTATGCCAGCCTGTTTGGCAAGCGCGATCAAGGCGGGGATGTGGTGCAAAAGGGTGCTTACTCCCGCAGTTTGAAGGCGCTTGCGGGAGTCGGACGGCGGGTGAAAATGCTGTGGCAGCATGACCCGGCGCAGCCCATCGGCGTGTGGGACGAGGTGCGCGAGGACAGTATGGGCCTGTATGTGAAGGGCCGGATTTTGACCGATGTGGACAAGGGGCGCGAGGCGGCGGCCCTGTTGGCGGCGGGTGCGATTGATGGGCTTTCCATTGGCTATCGCACCTTGCGCGCCGAAAAGGATGGCAAAGGCCAACGGCTTTTGTCGGAACTGGAGCTTTGGGAGGTGTCGCTGGTGACCTTCCCAATGCTGGCAGAGGCGCGGGTGGCGGCCAAGGGCGATGCGCTTGGTGATACCTGGGCCGCGATGGCGCAGATCTTTGACGATGCGCGCCGAGAGTTGGCCAACCGCTAGGGCGGCCCTGCACGACGAAACCCAAAAAAAGGACAGTGAAATGACCGAGACAAAGGCTCGGGCCGGGGAAGGTTTTCCCGCAGCCCAAGGTATGGCCACCGATACGGGTGTGGAGGTGAAAACCGCCATGACCGGATTTTTGAAGGAATTCAGCGGCTTTCAGGCCGAAGTGAAGACAGCGTTGCAACAACAGGAAGAGCGGATGACCATGCTTGATCGGAAAACCATGACTTACGGGCGACCAGCGCTTTCGGCCACGGCCGAGGTGGCTGTGCCGCATATTAAGGCGTTTGATGCCTATTTGCGTTCGGGCGATGATGACGGTTTGCGCGGGCTTGTGCTGGAAGGCAAAGCGCTGAACACGGCTGTGAGCGGCGATGGTGGGTTTTTGGTGGATCCGCAAACCGCCGATACCATTAAGTCGATGCTGGTATCGACCTCGTCTATCCGAGCGATTGCCAATGTGGTGAATGTGGAATCGTCGAGCTTTGACGTGCTGATTGACCGAAGTGAAGTGGGCAGCGGTTGGTCGACCGAACTGGGCGCGCAAGCCGAGACTTCGACCCCCACGATTGAGCGGATTTCGATCCGTTTGCATGAGCTTTCAGCGATGCCAAAGGCCAGCCAGCGGTTGTTGGATGACAGCGCATTTGACGTGGAAGGTTGGCTTGCGGGCAAAATTGCCACGCGGTTTATCCGTGCGGAATCGGCGGCGTTTGTGGCTGGCGACGGGATTGATAAGCCCAAGGGCTTTATGCTGCCGCCCAAAGTGGCAAACTCGGCCTGGGCTTGGGGCAGTTTGGGCTATGTGGCCACCGGCGCTGCGGGTGATTTTGCGGCGGCCAATGCGGCGGATGCGATCATTAACCTGGTCTATTCCTTGTCGGCCACCTACCGCGCCAATGGCACCTTTGTGATGAACTCCAAAACCGCGGGTGCGGTCCGTAAGATGAAGGATGCCGATGGGCGCTTCTTGTGGTCGGACGGTTTGTCGGCGGGTGAGCCTGCGCGTCTGATGGGGTACGGCGTGCTGATTTGTGAGGATATGCCGGATATTGCCGCCAATGCCTTTGCGATTGCCTTTGGTGACTTTGCCAGCGGTTACACCATTGCCGAGCGCCCCGATCTGCGCGTGATGCGCGACCCCTTTAGCGCGAAACCGCATGTTTTGTTCTATGCGACCAAGCGTGTGGGCGGGGATGTGTCTGACTTTGCGGCGATCAAGCTGCTGAGATTCGCTGTGTCCTAAGCGGATAAGGCGAAGGCCCGGCCCCGCGTTTTTTGGGGCCGGGTTTTGGGCGCGCACTTGGGTTCGACCCTGACCCGGGTCGTCTAGCTGCTCCTTCCGTCCGAGCGATGCGGGGTGCGCGTTCAAGGCTTTTGTCCAAGGGGTTTGGCAAGTTTTGGCGGCGAATTTATCGGAGAATGAGAATGATTTTGATCGAGCAAACACCGGTTCCTACGCAGGCTTTGCCGGTGCAGGCGCTAAAGAACCATCTGCGGCTTGGCACCGGGTTTGCCGATGATGGGATGCAAGATGGCTTGATTGAAAGCTATTTGCGTGCGGCGATGTCGGCGATTGAAGGGCGGATTGGCAAGGCGCTGATTGCGCGTGATTTCGTGTGGCGGCTGGAAGATTGGCGCGGGGCGGGTGAGCAGGCGCTACCGATGGCGCCCGTGGGCAGCATTACGGCTGTGTCTTTGCTGGACCGGAATGGTGTGGCGGAGGTGGTGCCGCCCGCGATGTACCGCTTGGTGCAAGATATGCACCGGCCACGAGTGCAAGCGCTTGGGTTTATGCTGCCACAAGTGCCGATGGGCGGGACGATTGAGATTGCCTTTGTCGCAGGATTTGGCCCGGCATGGGGCGATGTGCCGGCCGATTTGGCGCAGGCCGTGTTGATGCTGAGTGCCGAGTATTACGAGCGCCGCCATGACGGCGGGGCGCGGGCGGACGCAGGCCTGCCCTTTGGAGTTGTTACCTTGATTGAGCGCTGGCGCACGGTGCGCGTGTTGGGTGGGGGGGGCGTATGAAACCTGTGCATTTGTCACGCAAGTTGGTTCTGGAAGGCGCGATAGAGGCTGCCGATGGGTTGGGTGGGATTACGGTTACTTGGGCCACGCTTGGCACGCTTTGGGCCGAGGTTTTGCCTGGCACTGGGCGCGATAGGGCAGGCGAGGAAGTGGTTTTATCCACCGTGCCGTACCGCATTACTGTGCGCGGTGCGCCGCAAGGAGCAGCCTCGCGCCCGACTAGCGGTCAGAGATTTCGGGATGGCACCCGGCTGTTCACGATTTTGGCCGTGACCGAGCGGGATGAAGGCGGGCGCTATTTGGTCTGCTTTGTCCGAGAGGAGACACCGACATGAGTTACGGAGCGGCGGCGGCCTTGCAGGCGGCGATTTATACGCGATTGACGGAAACCCCGGCGCTTGCAGGGGTGGCGGTGATGGATGCGATCCCATCGGGGGGCGGGACGGGGACGTTTGTGCTGCTTGGCCCTGAAGAGGTGATTGACCAGTCGGATAAAACCGGCGGCGGTGCCGAGCATCGGTTGACGATTGCCGTGATCAGCGATGCGGCTGGGTTTTTGGCGGCCAAGGATGTGGCGGTGGCGGTGTCGGACGCGCTGATAGATGCGCCCTTGGCGCTGGCCCGAGGGCATTTGGTGGGCCTGCGGTTTTTGCGAGCCAAGGCGGTGCGGCTGGACGAAGGCGGCACCCGCCGGATTGACCTGAGCTTTCGGGCGCGGGTTGAGGATTAATGTTTGGCCCCGAGGGGCCGTGACCTTTGAAAATGGAGAGATGTGATGGCTGTTCAAAACGGCAAGGATATGTTGATCAAACTGGACATGGTTGGCGATGGCAGTTTTGAGACGATTGCGGGCCTGCGCGCCTCGCGGATCAGTTTCAACGCCGAGACGGTGGATGTGACCAGTTTGGAAAGCGTGGGGGGTTGGCGCGAATTGCTGGCGGGTGCGGGGGTGAAAACCGCGTCAATTTCCGGGTCGGGGGTGTTTCGCGATGCAAGCACGGATGAGCGGGCGCGCCAGATTTTCTTTAACGGGGAAATCCCGTTGTTTCAGGTGATTATCCCCGATTTTGGCGTGATCGAAGGGCCGTTTCAACTGTCGGCGATTGAGTATGCGGGCAGCCATAATGGTGAGGCGACCTATGAGATGACGATGGCCTCGGCGGGTGCTTTGACCTTTACGGCGCTTTGAGAGTGGGGGCGTGGATGGCGAACCCTTGGACAGGCGAAGTGGCGGTGACGTTGGACGGTACGCGCCATGTGGCCAAGCTGACGCTGGGGGCGCTGGCCGAGTTGGAGGCGGTGCTGGAAACCGGGTCGTTGATTGAGCTGGTCGAGCGGTTTGAGACGGGGCGTTTTTCGACGCGGGATGTGCTGGCGCTTTTGGTCGCAGGTTTGCGCGGGGGCGGTTGGCAAGGGTCGGCTGCTGACTTGCGATGAGTGGAAATCGGGGGCGGTTTGGTCGAGGCGGCGCGGGCGGCGGCAGAGTTGCTGGCGCGTGCGTTTTCGGTGCCGGGCGAGACATGACAGGCATTGATTGGGCCGCCTTGATGCAGGTTGGCCTGCACGGATTGGGGATGCAGCCAGATGCGTTTTGGCGGCTGACCCCGGTGGAACTGCGCATCAAGCTGGGGGCGCAGGCAGGCACGGCCCCTTTGACCCGCACGCGCCTTGATGAGCTGGCGCGTGCCTTTCCAGATGTAAAGAGAGGGCCGATAGATGGCTGATATTTCAGGTTTAGAAGATCAGATTGCCGCGTTGGAGGTGTCGTTGGACGGGGCCGGTGGCATGGTCGGCGCGTTTGAGGGTGAGCTGTCGCGGATGCGCGAAAGCTTGGTCTTTACCGGGCGCGAGGTGAACACGTTGTCCAACAGTATTGGCGGCGGCTTGCGGCGGGCCTTTGACGGGTTGGTGTTTGACGGGGTCAAGCTGTCGGATGCGCTGAAGGGTGTGGCACAGACAATGATTGACACGGTGTATTCGGTGGCGATGAAGCCGGTGCAAAACGCGCTGGGGGGATTGGTCGGCAACGGGATGAATGGGCTGTTGAGCGGCTTGATGCCCTTTGCCGATGGCGCGAGTTTTTCGCAAGGCCGGGTGATGCCCTTTGCCAAGGGCGGTGTGGTGGCACAGCCGACGAATTTTCCGATGCGCGGCGGGATGGGCTTGATGGGTGAGGCGGGGCCGGAGGCGATTATGCCCTTGGCGCGCGGGGCTGATGGGCGGCTGGGCGTGCAAGCGGCGGGCGGGGGGCGTGCGGTGACGGTGGTAATGAATATTTCCACCCCGGATGTCGCAGGGTTTCAACGCAGCCAAAGCCAGATCGCGGCGCAGGCGTCGCGCGCTTTGGGGCGTGGGCAACGGAATAGGTAAGGGCGGAATATGGGATTTCATGACATACGGTTTCCGGCGAATTTGAGTTTCGGTTCGGTTGGTGGGCCAGAGCGGCGCACCGAGATTGTGACGCTGGCCAACGGGTTTGAAGAGCGTAACACGCCATGGGCGCATTCGCGCAGGCGGTATGATGCAGGTGTAAGCCTGCGCAGCTTGGATGATGTCGAAGCGCTAATTGCGTTTTACGAGGCGCGGCAAGGGCAGTTGTTCGGCTTTCGCTGGAAGGACTGGTCGGATTTCAAATCCTGTTTGCCGTCAAAAGCGCCTTCGGTTTTGGACCAGATTATCGGGTTAGGGGATGGGGCGCAGTTGGCGTTTTCGCTGGCCAAGACCTATAGGTCAGGCGAGCAAACCTATACCCGCCCGATTGTGAAGCCGGTTTTGGGGACGGTTTTGGTGGCACTTGACGGGGACGCGAAGGTGGAGACGCTGGAGTTTTCAGTTGATACGACCACGGGGGTGATCACCTTTCCCACGCCGCCCGATCCGGGTGTGCGCATCACGGCGGGCTTTGAATTTGATGTGCCGGCGCGGTTTGATACGGACCGTATCCAAACCTCGGTTGCGTCTTTCAAGGCGGGTGATGTCCCGAATGTGCCAGTGCTGGAGTTGCGGCTATGACCGGGGGCGCTGAGGGGCTTTATGCGCATTTGGAAACGGGTGCGACAACGGTTTGCCGCGCGTGGGAGATTTTGCGTAAGGATGGGCTGTGGTTTGGTTTTACCGACCACGATACTGATCTGACCTTTGGTGGGCAGGTCTATAAGGCCAATTCGGGGCTGACGGCGCGGGCATTGCAGCAAACCACAGGGCTGTCGGTGGATAATACCGAGGCGGTTGGGGCTTTGTCCGACCTAGCGGTGACCGAGGATGACATTCTGGCCGGATGGTTTGATGGCGCGGGCCTGACCGGGTGGGAGGTGAACTGGGCCAATCCAGACGCTCGCGTGCTGACCTTTCGTGGCACGATTGGCGAGATCACGCGCGGGGCGGGCGCGTTTCAAGCGGAGCTGCGGGGGCTGACCGAAGGATTAAACCAACCACAGGGCCGCGCGTTTCAGCGTAGTTGCCCGGCGATTTTGGGCGATGCGAAATGCGGGTTTAACCTGTCACAACCGAGGTTTTCGGTTGAGCTGGCCGTTGACGCCGTGACCAAAAACCGGGTGCTGGGCTTTGTGGGTCTTGGTGCGTTTGAAGATCGTTGGTTTGAAAAAGGCCGCCTGATTGTGCAGTCAGGGGCGGCTAAGGGCGTGATTGGCATTATCAAAAATGACCGGATTGCGGGCGATCGGCGCGTGGTTGAGTTGTGGCAAATGATGGAGCCAAAGCTGGAGGTCGGCGACATTGTGCGGATGGAGGCGGGCTGCGACAAGCGCGCGGAAACCTGCCGCCTGAAGTTCAATAACTTTTTGAATTTTCGGGGCTTTCCGGATATTCTTGGCGAGGATTGGCTAACGTCTTATCCGGTTTCATCCCGTCCCAATGCGGGTGGGAGCTTGGTGCGATGACGCCTCATCAAGCCCGCATCGTGACTGAGGCGCGCGGCTGGATTGGGACGCCTTATGTGCATCAGGCCAGTTGCAAAGGCGCCGGCACCGATTGTCTGGGTCTGTTGCGCGGGGTTTGGCGCGCGGTGCGGGGGGCGGAGCCGGAAGCGGTGCCTGCTTATACCAATGATTGGTCTGAACCGGGGCGCGATGAGGTTTTGCTGCGCGCGGCCCTGAGGTGGTTGCGGCCCGTGGCGAGTGGCGCGGGCGCGCCCGGTGATATTTTGTTGTTTCGTATGCGGGACGGCAGTGTCGCCAAACATCTGGGAATTGCGGGCGGCATTGGCCCGGATGCCAGTTTTATCCATGCCTATACCGGGCATGGTGTCATTGAAAGCCCGCTGTCAGAGCCGTGGGCGCGCCGCGTGGTTGCGCGGTTTGAACTTCCACAAGGAGTGCTGTGAAATGGCGACGATTCTGCTTTCGGCCGTTGGGGCCGCTGCTGGGGCTGGGTTTGGCGGCACGGTTTTGGGCCTGTCGAGCGCTGTTATTGGGCGGGCAATCGGGGCCACTTTGGGCCGGGTGATTGACCAGCGTTTGATGGGGGCCGGGTCTGAGGCGGTGGAAACCGGCCGGATTGAGCGGTTTCGCCTGACTGGTGCATCGGAAGGGGCGGCCATTCCGCATATCTATGGCCGGATGCGGACGGCGGGCCATGTGATTTGGGCGACGCAGTTTGAAGAAACCTCAAGCACCACCAGCACGGGCGGGGGCAGCAGTGGTGGCGGCAAAGGTGCGCCGAAACAAAAGACGACGGTGGTGACCAGCTATGCCTATTCCGTCAGCTTTGCCGTGGCTTTGTGCGAAGGCGAGATTTCGACGATTGGCCGGATTTGGGCAGACGGGGCCGAGGTTGCACCGGATACGTTGAACCTGCGGGTTTACCGTGGCACGGGTAGCCAATTGCCCGACCCCAAAATCGCGGCTGTGGAAGGGGCGGGCAATGCGCCTGCGTACCGCGGCATTGCCTATGTGGTGATCGAAGACCTTGATATTGCACGCTTTGGCAACCGGGTGCCACAAATGACGTTCGAAGTTGTGCGCCCTGCACAAGGGGTGGTTGCGAGCAGCACGCTTGATATGACACGCGTGGTGCGGTCGGTGGCGATGATGCCCGGAACCGGGGAATATGCGCTGGCCACAACCGCGCTGCATTATGATGATGGGCTGGGGGTTAGCCGCACGGCCAATGTGCATTCGGCATCTGGCAAAAGCGATTTTGTGACGTCCTTGGCACAAATGCGCGGAGAGCTGCCGCAGGTGAAATCAGTGTCTTTGATCGTCTCGTGGTTTGGCGATGATCTGCGCTGTGGCACCTGTTTGGTCAAACCGAAGGTGGAGCAAAATACGCAGGATGCGGCCAATATGGCGTGGCGCGCGGGTGGGATTGGGCGCGGCGCGGCGATTGAAATTGCCAAGATTGCGGGGCGCCCGGTCTATGGTGGGACGCCGTCGGATGCATCGGTTATTGAGTCTATTCAGGTTTTGCGGGCGGGTGGGCAAGAGGTGATGTTTTATCCGTTCATCCTGATGGATCAATTGGATAGCAACACACTGCCAGATCCGTATTCGGGTGCATTGGGGCAACCCAAACTGCCATGGCGCGGGCGGATAACAACGGCCAAGGCACCTGGCCAGCCCGCCAGCCCGGACCGCAGTGCCACCGCCGCAGCCGAGGTTGCGGCGTTTTTTGGCACGGCGGCGGTGCAGCATTTTTCGACTGCTGGTAGCCAAGTGGGCTATGCCGGACCGAACGAATGGCGCTATCGGCGATTTGTGCTGCATTATGCGCATCTGTGCGCGCTGGCAGGCGGCGTTGATGCGTTTTGCATTGGGTCGGAAATGCGGGGGCTGACGCAAATTCGCGGGGCCGCTGACAGCTTTCCGGCTGTGGTGGCACTGCGCCAGCTTGCTGCCGATGTGCGCAGCATTTTGGGGCCGCAAACCAAGATTACTTATGCCGCCGATTGGTCCGAATACTTCGGCTATCAGGCCGATGGGAACCTGTATTTTCACCTTGATCCGCTCTGGGCCGACCCGAATATCGACTTCATCGGGATCGACAATTACATGCCCTTGTCGGATTGGCGCGACGGTGAAGACCATGCGGATGCAGGGTTTAAGACGATCTATGATCTGGACTATTTGAGCGGCAATGTGCTGGGTGGCGAAGGCTATGACTGGTACTATGACAGCCTAGAGGGTGAAGACGCGCAGCGCCGCTTGCCGATTGAAGATGGCGCTTATGGTGAGCCTTGGGTCTACCGTTACAAAGATTTGAAAAGCTGGTGGTTGAACAGCCACCATGAGCGGATTAGCGGCGTTCGCCAGCCTGCCGCAACCGCGTGGCTGCCACAATCCAAGCCTATCCGCTTTACCGAATATGGCTGTGCGGCGATCGACAAAGGGGCGAACCAGCCCAACAAGTTTCTGGACCCGAAATCGTCTGAATCCAGCTTGCCGAAATATTCAAATGGGCGGCGCGATGATGTCATGCAGATGCAGTATCTGCGGGCGATGGCGCTGACATGGTCGAAGGCTGAAAATAACCCGGTTTCCGCCGTTTACGGCGCGTCGATGCTGGATATGGAGCGTGCGCATGTGTGGGCTTGGGACGCGCGCCCGTTTCCGCAGTTTCCCAATGACACGGCGGTTTGGTCGGATGGGGAGAACTATGCGCGGGGGCATTGGTTGACGGGGCGCAGCGCGAACCAACCCTTGGCAAGTGTGGTGGCCGAGATTTGTGAACGATCCGGAGCTGCGCATTTTGATGTGTCGGGCCTTTATGGGGTTGTGCGCGGCTATTCCCCTGTGGGGATCGGCACGGCGCGCGCGGCCTTGCAACCATTGATGCTTGCCTATGGGTTTGAGGCGATTGAACGCGAAGGGAGGCTGATTTTCCAAATGCGGGGCTTTCAAAAGCCCAATGTCGTTGGCAAAGAGCAGCTTGTGGAAGCGGGTGGTCAGGATGGCACATTGGCGACCACGCGCGCGCCTGAGGCCGAGACCGCAGGCCGGGTGCGCCTGAACTTTGTTGAGGCAGAGGCGGATTTTGCGGTGCGTCAGGTTGAAGCGATCTTTCCTGATGAAGAAAGCTTTGGCGTGTCACAAAGTGACCTTGCGCTGGTGCTGACCGATGCCGAAGGCCGCAGCATTGCCGAACGCTGGCTGGCTGAGGCGCGGGTTGCGCGCGATACGGCACGGTTCACTTTGCCCCGGTCCTTGGCGCGTTTGGGGGCGGGGGATGTTGTTGATCTGGATGGGCTTGCCTACCGCATTGACCGCATTGAACAAACTGAGGCTGTCAGTGTCGAGGCTGTTCGAATTGAGCGGTCGGTTTATACCGCGTCTGATGCCGTTGAAAGCCGCAGGCAACCGACATTGACAGTACCCTCAGCGCCGGTGTTTCCGATTTTTCTGGATTTGCCACTTCTGAGGGGGGATGAGGTTGACCACGCGCCCCATATCGCGGTGACGGCCCGGCCCTGGCCACAATCAGTTGCGGTCTGGAGTGCGGCGCAAGATGCAGGCTATGCGCTCAACCGTTTGGTGACGCGTCCGGCTAACATTGGGGTGACCCAATCGGCCTTGGCCGCAGCTCCTGCGGGCCAATGGGACAGGGGTGCTGCGTTACGGGTGAAACTGAGCACAGGAGCCTTGTCATCGGCCGATCCGGCAAGTGTTTTGAACGGGGCCAATGCGATGGCGATTGGCGATGGCACCGCTGCCAATTGTGGTCTTGTCCCGGTTTAG